GCTGTAGGTGCCGTCCGACTTGGCCTCATACCCCAGGTATCCGGCGAACATGGCGTCCACCCGCGTCACCAACGTGGCAATGTTGCTGTCTTCGGCGGTCCCCGACAAGCCTCTGATGTAAAGCCTGGCCTGGGCTGCGGTTATGAGCGCCATGAGCTACTCTCCCGCAGTCGTCGACGGCTCCGGCTTCTTGGTGGCCTTGCTTGCCTTGGCCTTCTTGTCGGCCACAGGCTTCAGCCAATCTGGCATGTCGGCATCGGCACCCGCCATCTCGCGGACCTTGCCTGGTGTCCAGTGTGTTCCCTTGGGCCACTCGCCGTACACGGTTGACTTGTACTTCATGCCTTCCCCTTCTTGGCCTTGGGTGTGGCTGCTCGCGTCTTGGTCGCGGGAGCCTTGGTCTTCGGTGCCTTCACTGCCGCTGTCTTCTTAGCTGGGACCTTGGCCTTCGCTACGGAGAACGCATCGGGGAAGGTTTCCATCAGGCTGGCCGCCACCTCCTCGGGCAACTCCCTCACCTCGCCAGGCAGCCACAGGACTGCACAGCCAGGCTCTGACCCTCTGTAGAAGGTCATAGCGGGAGTGCCCAAGAAGGTGACCAGTGCCATTATGAGCGCACCTTCTGCCAATGGCAGTTGAGCTGCGCGTGCAGAGTCGCGGAGCCCGTGAGGGTACACACGAACTTCACGCTGTCGGTCGGGCCGAACTCAAGCGAGTGGTTGCTTGCAAGGGCCATCTGATGTCCTACACCAAGCACAAGAGCGTTACCGCTGGTGCTGGTGTCGAACGAGGTGGCGACCGTGTCAGTACCGTCGGTGATAGCGACGACCCACTTGTTTGAGCCATCCTCAGCGAGCGCTACGGACGGAGTTAGACCGATGCCAGTCAGCCGCCACTCGCCGTCACGGCCGTGGCCGACGTAGCGAGTGAAGGTACTGGTCTGGCTTCCGGGCGATTCGGATGTGGTGATAATGTCAGCTGCCATGATGGCTCCCTATGAGGCGTCAAGGTTGTAGGAGAGGTGGACGTTCTTCTTGGACGCTGAATCGATGGTGAAGAATGTCTCACGCACCGTTGCGACAAGCTCATGGACACCACGTGTGATGTCCTTGTCGATCTCCACGCTGGTTCCACGAAGGCGCCCGATCTTGAACCGCTGGCGGTTGACCATCAGGAAGCTGGTGGTCGCTCCGCTTGTGGTGTACTTACCACTGGTGGGCATGTCCGCGCTGAGAAACTCACTTAGGACAATCGGGACTCCCATAAGCTGACCCAACTCGCCGGTGAGAATCGTTGCCGCTGGCCCATATCGGTCTACAGTGACAACGCCAGCAGCGGCAGCAGTGCCGTTGCCGAACATCAGAGCCTTCACCAGGTAGTATTCGGGCGACATGATAGCCATCAGGTCACCACCCACACCGTGTGGGCTCGCGAGGTTCGACCGAGCGGTCATGAACCCAGCGACGGTCTGTGCACCGTTCTGGTTCGTAGCGTTGGAGACATCGAACGCGCGTGCACGGAGACCGTCCCAGCAACGCCGGTGGTCACCCGATCCGCCCAGGCCGCTGGCTCCCCATCGAGAACGAATGTTCCATGATGCGAGCGCAGTGTCGTGTCCGGCGTCAACATCACCGTTGATGATGCAATCCTCTTCACCGTCAACGATGGCAGTGATCAGCTCCTGCTGAATCAGCGGCATCGCGTCGATGATTGCGTCCTCAGCTGCATCCTCATCCACCTGGGCACGGACGGCAAGGCCGCCAGCCGTGATGGTGCGGGCTGCTGTACTCAGAGAGGAGGACGTGTATTGGGCAGGGTCGTCGCCAGATGCGCCGATCTTCTTGTACGGGCGAAGTCCAGACGTCAGGAACGGCAGGATCTCAGTCTTGTTGGACATGCTCATTTCTTGGAACAGTCCGGCGACCCGGCGCTCCATTGCAAGCTCACGCTCCAACATCGGAAGAGTAACCTCAGGAATCCACTCAGCACCGACCGCCGACGAGTCAGCGAAGATGCGCTTGACGCTATCGGGCGCACGGTTCATCAAGTCACGGCACTGCTGAAGTGACTTCGGTGCGCCACCCTTCGTCAACGTGCTCACGATGGAATACTGCTGCACGGACCTCTGAAGGTCAGCCTGCCAGTCGCAGACCGGAGCGTCATCAAGAAGACCAGCCTGATATGGCGTGGTGCGGGTGCTCTCACCACGAATCCGCATAGTGCCGTCACGCTTGACGTACTTATCGAGAGCGCCTTCTCCGTCCTGAGGAGCCCGCGTACCGTACTTGGCACGTTGTTCAAGCTCAGTCATTCTGGTGCTGATCTTCTTCAGATCATCAGCCTTCTGCTCGAGGTTTTCTGTGAGTGACCGACCGCTCTCATGGAGACGCTTCTGCGACTCGACGATATCGTTCAGTCCCTTCTTGATGCTGTCAGGAGTGGAGAGGTCCAGTCCCTTGACTTCGATGTCGCTCATTGCGGCTCCGGGTGGGTGGTAGCTTTGTTGTATCGAAGTGTACGGGGTCGTGTCAACACCCGAACACCTCAGACATAGGGTCCGACTCACCATGAGTCGTCTTGTTGTCAGATTTAATAGTGGCGGCGAGTCCAAACATCTCTGCTACATGGTCGCGCTTTTCATCTTCTTCTTCGTCGTAGGGCTTTTTTGCTTCGGTCTCCGTCTCGGTCTCCGTCTCTTCGGTCTCGCTCTCTTCCGTATCATCTTCGGCCTCTGGCTCCGGATGCTTCTCGAAGGTGACCGTCCAAGTGTCATCGTCCTCCACGACCTGCACGATATGTCGCGCTACGCCCAGGTCCGCCTGCACTGCTCGTCGCGCGAGCGCCTGCGGGTTTGCTGGTATAACGACGGCAGATATTTCCATGAGCTGATTGTTCTCATACAGGTATCCATTGGCACCCTTGGACGGATGGTCGTCGTCAAGTTTCGCCCTCGGGGTTGACTTGCCGGGCTGAAAGCCGACACTGACGCTGTTGAGGTAGCCACGCTTGAACTGCGATGCGACCAACCGGCCGAGATCGTTCTCTGGGCTGGTGTCCCATTTAATGTCAGCCACCAACGTGTCACCTTCTACAGAAACAGACACGGCCCTGCCGACCGGTGGAGTTTGGTAGTCATGGCCCCAAACGATCACTGGGTTGGCTTTGAACTTGTCGAGGTCCCATGAAGCAGCGACGACATCACCGTACCGGTCCTCGTCTGGCGTGCTGGCTACCACCCGTGTCACACCATTGTCTTTCGTACTGGTCCGAATCTTCATTGTCTTGATGATGCGCTTCATGTTCAGTCCTCGAAGTATGGTAACAGAGTGCAGCGGCAGTTCACATCAAGGCCAGGGTCACCGAACATGCCTGGACCAGCCGCGCTAAATCCTGAGAACGTGGTGAACATCTTGCCTGGTTCCACGGGAGCATGAGCGTCAAGCTCACGATGTGGGCCTCTAACACTACCATCTCTGGCGCTGAGCCACTGCATCTTCCTCGGATTCCCAGCTGCGACGGTCTCCTCATACGCTTGCACGGTCGCACCTGTGACTGTTCGCGTTGTTTCTGTGCGGGCGACCGTTAAGGCCCGAGATGGGGCGAAGGCCCTGCTCTCCATCAAGGCGGTCTGCATCTGGCCGATGGAAGCGCCCTCAGCGAGTCCGCTGTTGATGACTTGCTGAACAGCCTTGGCTGTGTCCTTCTCCATGAGCTTGATCAGACGCTTGACGTCCTTGTCGGCCATCTCATGAATGCGGTCTGGCGTCATTGACATGCCCCATCCAGACGGCAGCTTAGAGAACGTCGGGCGGACGTCCTTGTTGCCCATCTCCTCACCCAGCCTCTGGGCGATTCGTGCGGACGCACCTCGAAGGTATCGCATCATCGCCTTCTGGTATGCGCGCTCAATCGGGTCGTTGACATCCCTCATCGCCCTCACCCAGACTTCGGTCCTTGCGTCCTCAGTGATCGGTGACACATACCGCTTATCTACCTCTTCGCCGTCCACATCCTCCGGCATTGCCACCTCTTCGTCCGGTGGTGCAGCAACGCCCTCAGGTGACGCGTCATCTGGTGCGACCGCGTTAGCGCCAGCGAGGATGCGCTTAGCCTCCTGTTCGTTCACAGTAGGGAAGGCTACGAGTATCAGAGCCAGTGCAGCGTCAAAGGTGATAGCGC